CTTAAAAGGGCTGCTCAATGACAGATCAGTTCCGGATCGGCAGCAGGATCAGAAAATCGTATACCGGAATCCGGAAGATCTGATCCCTTCGGAGGACAATTTTTACAACACAGAAAAGCTCGAAATGCTGAAACAGTCCATCGAACTCTTAGGAATCCTCCAGCCGCTCCTGATCGAAAACCGGGACGGAAAAGACTATGTAATAGCCGGACACTGCCGCCGGAAGTGTTGTATTGATCTGATCCAGGAAGGAAACGACAAATTCAGCCGGATTCCCTGCATATACAAGTCATCATCCGAACTGGAACAGGATGCGAGCCAGGGGGACGAAATAGTGCGTCAGATCATGCTTATTCAAGCGAATGTATATCGTGAAAAAACTGACTGGGAAAAAATGACAGAAGTTTTGACAATGGAAAACTTACTGACAGAGCTTAGAAAAAAAGTCCCCATGCAAGGAAGAAGCAGAAAAATATTAAAGGATATAAGCAAAACATCTGCCGGGCAGTTAGGACGATATCACACGATCAGCAGACACCTGTGCGAACAGCTGATGGCAGAATTCAAGGAAGACAGAATCAAGATATCCGTAGCCTACGAAGCGGCAAGGCTTAGTGAGGAATACCAGAAGCAGGCTTGTGAGATGTACGCAGAAACTGGGGTTCTGACATTGAGTGATATTGAAGGCCTGTACCGGCAGCAGGAAGCAGAGAAAGGTATCCCTGGACAGATGACCATTGAAACGGCAACCGGTCAGAATCGGCCTCCGGAAGATGATACAGAGATCCCGGCAGAAACACAGATTGAGCGTTTCTACGAGAGTACAAACAAGAACATGAAGAACTACATCGTTCAGGAAGATAAGAATATGACCATATTCATGCTCTCAAATCTGTACGGAACAGCACGTGTCCGAAACGGACACCTCAACTATCAGGGTACAACCGCCGGAATCACCTTCAATCCCGGAGGGGTATTTGAACACGAACTGTCCTGGCAGTCCCTGGCCAAGATCCTGATTAGCAAATACGGTCACAAGAAACCGGTCAAGATGGTATCTATAGATGCACCAGAGAAGCCGAAAAAGAAAGATAACGAAATGCCTGGTCCGGCAAAATGTATCACCGGAAAGAGCAAATCAGGAATATGTGGGGCAGCAGCTTATTGCGACACAGAATACAAATGCTGCGCTCAGTGTCCGGATGATTGTAACGGCCGTTGTGGATGGCTGGAAGAACGCTGCCAGCCGGCAGCAGAAACGCCGAACGAAAAGCAGCACGATTTTGTTGAAGATACCAAAATCGTAGACCATCCCGGTGAAGTCACCGCATTGCCGATTATGAAGAACAATGACCAGAGAAAAGAATGGTTGAGAAATTACAAAGTCTGGGGTCTTTGGTACGAAGATAAAAACATCGGTGTTAAGTACTACAAGTACGATTTCGAAAACGGTGCCCGTCTGATCGCTGAAGAATATGCACCAGATCCAGTCGACCGAAACAGCTGGTGGGTATCAAGATCAGAAACTTATTATATGCACCTTGTCGGAGGCCCGGAGCCAGAGCGTGGAGTACCGAAATGGACATATCATACACGATACAACAAATTTCCAAATTCAGAAACAGAGTTAGTTGAATTCTTGAAGGAATTACAGAAATAAGGGTATTTTCGAAAATCCGATTAACATATACGACCTGCCGCATGAGCCTGTCAGAAATGCGGCAGGGGAAAGGAGAGTGTCCGAATCGGACACATGCAAAATGAACTACGATAATTTGAAATTCCCAAAACAGGGGAAGAAAAAAAGAAAAAAACCCAAACTGGGGAAGTATCCATGCGAAAGACAGAAGGAGAGCATTATTCCAGGAGACAAAAAAGGCAGATGTTACATATGCGGAAGTCATGTGAATATACAGAACCACCACATATTTTTCGGAAATGGAAACAGAAAGAACTCAGACCACTGTGGTCTTACCGTTCATTTATGCCTGGAGCACCACAAAGAAGGCAGGATATCAGCTCATAAATACAGAGAAGTCAACTATGCGCTAAAACGGATCGCTCAGAGAACGTTTGAGAGCAAGATTGGCAGCAGGGAAGATTTCATGCGAATATTCGGAGAAAACTGCCTGGAGGAAGAATATGAAAAGAAGAACGAATCTGTATAAGGTCGTAGACCAGAGCGGAAAACCGATCTTTGAGGACCTTCTGACAGCCAAACAAGTCACAGAGAAGATTGGCTGTACAAGTGCCAACGTTGGCCAGGCAGCAGCTAATTTCGCCCTTGTAGGCAAGAAATACCGGATCATTCCGGAAGATATCAAACTAAGTAAAGCCCTAGATGCTGACTTACTCATGGAATGGGACTGGACACGAACACGGCTTTTAAGGGCAGCAGGGAGGTAAGCGTGAACAAGAGACAGAAAAAGAAGTTATTTAAAAAAAGATCAGCCTTCTACCCGAATGGTGGCCCGGACGTATTTTTATTCCAGGTTTTTACCGGTGTTGGAATGACAAAGAAGAAGTGGGAGAGACTGGATAAGATGCTGGAAGACCTGTTTGAGGACATGGAATATGATCAAAACACTAGAAATGTAGAGAATTTCAACCGAATCATGGCAGAAAGGAGAAAATGATGGAGGATACATGTAAAACCTGTATCAACAACGACGATGGCCTCTGTGATCGCAAAGGAATCCTTGTAGAAGACGAAGATTCCTGTGAACATCACTGGCCAGCAGGGAAAAAGGTCAAAATAAAAAAACATGAGAAGAAACTGGATATTACACCAGAGCTGGCTATAGCAGCCTATAACACACTGATCCAGTTTTGCAGAAGCCAGCCGGCCAGTGAAGATGGAACCTGCAGCAGCTGCATCCTGTATCAGCACTGCCCTGGCGCATCAGATCTTCTCCCGGAAGACTGGAAGGAGATACATTATCCGTTTTTGACAGGAAACACACTGCATTACATAAAGGCCGGTAAGGTCAAGCAGATTGTATTTGCCAGACGTGAAGATGCAGAGGAAGGAATCGGTGAAATGGAGGAAAAACGTGGATAAAAAAGAAGCAATAAAAGAGTTAAAATTTGAAAAAAATATTTCTGCAGGTGTTATGGAACAGCTTGGTACCACGAAAGCACTTAGAGAAATTGTTGCCATACAACAGAAAAAGAGAACTCAGACATATGATACAGCTATTGAAGCGTTGGAAAAGCAGATTCCTATAAAAATGAAGGATATGAGGGCGGTTAATGATTTTTCAGGAAGATATTACACGTGCATAGGCACATGTCCTATATGTGGAGAAGAAAACATTTATCGAAATAGTAATTATTGCCATAAATGCGGTCAAGCACTTGACTGGGAGGAGGTGAACAACAATGAGTTATAAAAACAACGAAGGTTACCCAGCACCAACAGAAGGAGAAGCAATCCGGAGGGCCAGCCGGATGCCGACACACGTCTATAACGACTATTGCCTACTCAACAATATAGCTGGTCGTTTAGGATTAGAGGTGGCAGTGATAAGAGAAAAGAAAACAGGAAAAGAATGGCCACAGAGGAGGTGAGAACGATGTGGGTAATTTTTCTTGGTTCCGGCATGGTGTTCGGAGCCGCAGCCCTGGTGTTAGCCTGGATAGGAAGTAAAGTAATCCTGTCGATCAGGCGGCAGCAGAAGAAGTTTGAAATTGAAGATGAAACTTACAACAAAGTAAAGAAAGCAATCAAAGAAAAGGAGATCGAAAATGAAGAGTAAAGTTATTATCGGAATCGTGGTAGCAGCAGTTCTTGGTGGAGGATACACAGTATCAAGAATGGATTTTATCGGCACAGGCAAAGTCGGCATTGTTTATAACTATAAAGACGGAGTACAGGATAAAGTGCTGACTCCAGGAATGCACTTTATTGCACCAATGAACAAAGTAAAGGAATTTAGTACCAGCAATGAGATCCTTGTTCTTACAAAGGACAAGAGGGATGGCAGTAAAGAAGATGATTCCTTTAAAGTAGCAACATCGGACGATGCCAGCATTGCAGTATCTTTCCAGATGAGTTACCGGTACGATCCAGATACAGTGATTGATACATACAAGCGATTCAAAGGAATGGACGGAGAAGATATTATCGAAAACCGTGTCAAAACTGTTTTGAAGTCAAAGATTTCTGAGGTTACAACCGATTATTCCATGATGGACATCTATTCCGGAAACAGATCCGAACTGAATAATGCCATTACAGAGTATCTCAACAAAGATTTTCACAAAAAATATGGCATTGAAGTCCTGGATGCCTCTATCGTAGACGTTCATCCGGACAAAAAGCTGAAACAGGCTATTGATAACAGAGTGACAGCTTTACAGGAAAAACAGCAGGCTCAGGCAGAACAGGAAAAGGTTAAAGTCCAGAAAGAAACAGAAAAGCTCCAGGCTGAAGCGGATGCCCAGATTGAACTGACCAAGGCCGAAGCAGATGCAAAGAAAGCCAAGGTCAAGGCTGCAGCTGAAGCTGAGAACACAAAGATTAAGGCAAAAGCACAGGCAGAGGCGAACAAAGAACTCAGTGCATCCATCACGGACGAGCTGATTAAGATGAAGGAGGCAGAAGCTCACTACAAAAATGGCTGGGTTACAGTCCAGGGAGCGGATGCCGTGATCGCGGATAAATAAAAGAAATGCAGAGAAAGCCGGGAGCATCCACGTTCCCGGCTAAAAGCATCAGAAAGGGGGAGGATACCGATGGACAAGATCAAGATCACCAGGAAGCTCCTGGATAATTACAGAAAATTAAAGAGGGAAATACCGATTCTTGGCCTGGAATTAGATGAAATGGAGAATGGGGAGGCTGGGCTGGGGAACAGTGTGATATTAGACGGTAGAACAGGAATCAACAGACCTCAAAGTGTAGTTGGATTTGATCAGGAGCGATATGATAGAAGAAAGAGAACCTATGAGCATAAAAATGAGCAGGTGGCAGCAGTAGACAACTGGATTCAGAACATTGAAGATGGTCAGACCAGATATGTATTCAAAGCGTTTTATCAGCAGGGGTTGACCTGGGAGAAGATAGCAGAAAAGACAGGATATTCACGGAGCCCGGATTATCCAAGACTTTATATCAGGGATACATATTTGAAAAAATGTGAAATCAAGTAAAAAATATCGTTTATATCGGAAATATCGTTATACAATACAATAGAAGCCAAAGGCACAAGAGGCCGGCGGCTTTCAAAGAACCACCAGAAATCCGCACCTGGTGGTTCTCTTGGAACGTAGCTCAGTAGGAAGAGCAGCTGGCTTATATCCAGCGTTGTCGGTGGTTCAAATCCACCCGTTCCAATCAGGTGCAGCCCACACCTGCATGATAATACTCCGATCATATCACAAGACACAAGAAGGCATCTGGCAGCAGCTGGGTGTCTTTTTGCATGCAATTTTTCGTACAGCGTGCACAACGCTGGGCACATATTTATTATAATTTCGAAAGAAGGTGAGCTTGAGTGACAAAAAAACAGAAGAGATTTGTAGAAGAGTACTTAATTGACCTGAATGCTACTCAGGCCGCCATAAGAGCTGGATACAAGGCAAAAAATGCTCAGAGAGCTTCTGAGATAGGCCACGAATTACTCCAGAAAACCCAAGTTTCAGAAGCAATTTCAGAAGCGATCGCAGAAAGATCTAAGAGGACTGGAATCAATGCAGATCGCGTGCTTCTGGAGTTGGCTAGAATTGCGTTTGTAAATGCAGATGATGTGATCGATACAAAAGATGCAACGTTAAAAGAAGATGCTTCCAGAGATGACCTGGCAGCAATACAGGCTGTGAAAGTAAAAACATTTGGAGAAATGGGCGTGGAAAGAGAAATCAAGCTAGCTGATAAGTTGAAAGCCTTGGAAATGCTCGGGCGCCATCTGGCTATGTGGAATGATAAACTTCAGATTGCCGGAATGAAAGAAGAAAAGTCCAAACTTGACAGCCTACTCAAACAGATCAGTGGAGACGGATAATGAGCAATATGGATCTCGTGTTATCTCCGAAATACAAAGCTTTTCTAAAATGCCATGCTCCCGTAGAGTTCTTGGAGGGCACTACAGCCGCAGGTAAAACCACAGTTGGGCTTTTTAAGTTTATGCTGAAGGTAGCTCAGAGCCCTAAGAAACTCCACATCATAGCTGCGGACGATACCGGAACAGCAGAGAAAAATATTATAAATAAAGATTTGGGCATCCTGGACGATTTTGGAAGCTTGGTAAAGTACAATGGATCCGGAACCAAGGATGATAAAATTCCACATGTTCTTTTCCACACTTCATCTGGAGACAAAATAATATACGTTTTGGGTTATGGAAACAAGAAAAAATGGAAAAAAGCCCTTGGCGGCCAATACGGCTGTCTGTATATAGACGAGATTAACACAGCAGATATAGATTTCGTCAGGGAAGCGTCCATGCGTTGTGACTACCTCATGGCAACACTTAACCCGGATGATCCGACACTGGACGTATACAAAGAGTACATCAATTGCAGCCGCCCGCTCCCTGAATGGGAACAGGACACTCCGCAGGAAATTAAAGATGAGCTGAAAGAAGAACCAAAACCCGGCTGGGTACATTGGTTCTTTTCTTTTGATGATAATGCAGGACTTCCGGAAGAAAAGAAACAGAAGATCATACAGAACACGCCTAAGGGTACAAAAATCTGGAAGAACAAGATCCAGGGCCTGAGAGGAAAAGCAACCGGCCTGGTATTCCCGAATTTCAGCAGAAAGAAACATGTCATATCAGAAAAATGGGTGAGAGCCCAGATGGCAGCAGGAAATCTGAAATTCAAAAAGTTCACCTGTGGCCTGGATACGTCTTATTCCTCGAAGTCTCCGGATACGATTGCAATGATATTCCAGGGAATCACGGAAGACAGAAAGTTGATCACACTTGCTGAAAAAGTATACAGCAATAAAGACCTTGATCAGCCTCTTGCTCCGTCAGATACGGCTGTGAAATTCATAGATTTCCTTGAGAAATGCCGGAAAGACTGGGGCTTTGCCAAGGATACGTTTGTTGACTGTGCAGATGCGGCGACGATCACGGAACTTCGAAAGTATAAGCGGCTCCATGGATGCCTCTATAATTTCATAGAATCCTACAAGAAAGTGGAGATCCTGGACAGGATCAAGCTCCAGCTGGGCTGGATTCAGCAGGATTGTTATCTGGTTCTTGATACCTGTACAAATCATATAGCCGAAATGGAGAAATACTCCTGGGATGAGGAGAAAGATATTCCGGAAGATCGTAACGATCATACGATCAACTCCCAGCAGTACGGCTGGATCCCGTACCGCAACATGATTGGCTTTGAAACGGAGGAACAGAAAAGGTGAAATGGATGGAAAAACTGAATGAGAACATAAAAAAGACTGTCCGGAGCTGGCTGAATGTTACTCCGGCAAACCCGTATAACTTTCAGATCAATGAGATGATGGACTTCGAAGGCCATGCGATCCGCAACCGGATCTGGTACAGAGGAGACAGCAACGAACTGGAACAGTTCTATCAGCAGAACAGAGAGAATGCAGACCGGTACAAATTCTGGGCCAGCGCATGTACACCTGGAATGGAAATGAGAAAGATTCATACTGGCCTTCCGGGGCTGATCGTGCGGACACTTGCTTCCGTAGTCCTGCCAGATATGGATGAATTTGAGTTTGGAACACCATCACAAGAACAGATCTGGAATGAGATCGGAAAAGACAATAATTTCCGGAAAAAGATGGAAAGTGCACTGAAAGAAGCACTGTACATTGGTGATGGCGCTTTCAAGGTAGCCGTTGATACAACTATCAGTGATTATCCAATCCTGGAATGGTATCCGGGAGACAGAGTAGAGTTTGTGTATCAGAGAGATCGGATTCGGGAGATTGTATTTAAAACGCCATACTGTGAAAAAGGAAGAACGTATGTTTTGAACGAGAGGTATGGCTTTGGATATATCATCAATGAGCTATATCTGAACAACAAAATGATGGATATTAAAACCATCAAGGCGACAGAGAACCTTACAGATATAACCTTTGATGATTCTGTGATTTTTGCAGTACCGTTTATGATATATGAATCAGCCAAGTACGAAGGTCGGGGCGGGAGTATTTTTGATGGAAAACTAGATAATTTTGACGCTTACGATGAAATATGGAGTCAGTGGATGGACGCTCTAAGAGCGGGAAGAGCAAAAACCTATATTCCAGAATGCTTAATTCCGCATAACCCGGAAAACGGAATGCTTATCAAGCCGAACCCTTTTGACAACAGGTATTTTGCAGCAGATGGAGACATGAGAGAAGGACAGAAAAATCAGATATCTACAGACCAGCCAACAATTCCTCATGAAAGTTATCTTTCATCTTATGTGTCTGCGTTAGATTTGTGTTTACAGGGAGTAATCAGCCCATCCACACTGGGAATCGATACGAAGAAGCTGGATAATGCAGAAGCACAGAGGGAGAAAGAGAAAACAACGTTGTATACCAGAAACGCCATTGTGGAAGCGATACAGGAAACGCTTCCGGAAGTTGTTACGATGTGTATCAATGCCAATAACATCCTGCTACATGGCGGAGCAAAAGAGGAAGTTGAAGTCAATATCCCGTTTGGAGAATATGCAAATCCGAGCTTTGAGAGCCAGGTTGAGACCGTGGCCAAGGCAAAACAGGGCGGGATCATGAGTATCGAACGCTGTGTCGAAGAACTGTACGGTGACAGCCTGGATGAACATTGTAAGGAAGAAGAAATAACCCGACTGAAAGCAGAGCAGGGCATACAGGATATGGAAGAACCGGCAGTGAATATGGCTGCCGGCGATTTTCATGTAGATGTGACAGGAGGAGAACCGGATGAAAGTAAAAGTGGGACCCAGAATGTACCAGATGAGCAAAAGAAGATACCAGGAGCTTCTGGAAGTAGCCAGGCAGCAGGTACTTCCGATGGGAGTGTACGCAATCGAGAAAAATGATTATGCAGAGCTCCGGAATGACCATTGCGCCAGTGCAACAAAGCTGAAAGCTACAGTGAGGGAGTTCCGGCAGCAGGGATTCAAGGTCCACTATAACAGCAGGTAAGCAATATGACAAAGATTAATGATGTATATGATATCGGAGCTGCATTCGAAGCCGTTGAAAATGAGTTGATAGCATCCATGATCCGGAACATGAAGCGCCATAAGGCGGAAGAATCCGATGAGAAGATGCAGTGGTCTATGTGGCAGACAGAGATGCTGAAATCCCTGGAAAAGTATAAGCATGACAACAAAAAGAAGTATGGTAAACAGTTTAAGGACATAAATGCCAAGATCAGCGGCCTGATAGCAGCCGCAAACATAGAAGGCCAGATGGAACAGGAGAAGAAGATCCTGGAAGCCATCCGAAAGGGCTTTCCTGCAAAGCGAGTTACGAAAGGCGGTACGGCAGAATTCTTTAAACTGAATGACCGGAAGCTGGAAGCACTGATCAAAGCCACCACAGATGATATGGAAAAGGCAGAGACAGCAGTTCTACGTATGGCAAACGATCAGTACCGGAAAGTCATCTACAACGCCCAGGTGTATGCAAACACAGGTGCTGCAACATATGAGACAGCTGTTGACATGGCGACAAAAGACTTTCTGAAGGCCGGACTTAACTGCATCCAGTACGCAAACAGAGCAAGGCATACCATTGCGGATTATGCAGATATGGCAATCCGAACAGCCTGCAAAAGAGCATATTTGCAGGGGGAGGGCGTAAAACGCCAAGAGTGGGGAGTGCATACCGTGATCATCAATAAACGTGGCAGCGGGTGTCCCTGCCCTTTGTGTGTTCCGTTCGTAGGGAAAGTCATGATTGATGATGTTTGGAGCGGTGGAACCAGAAAAGAAGCCTCAGAGACCGGATATAAGCTGCTGTCAGAAGCTATAGCTGCTGGCCTGTATCATCCACGCTGCAGAGACAGTCATACAACCTTTTTTCCCGGAATATCCACCCCGCCGGATGGGAAGTTCACAAAGCAAGAGCTCAAAAAGATAAAAAAGAAGAATAAGCAGGAATCCCGGCAGCAGTACGCAGAACGGCAGGTGAAACAGTATGGAAGGCTTGCAGATTTTTCTTTAGATCCGGATAATCAGGAGAAATATGAGCAGAAAGCAAACGAGTGGAAAAACATTGCAAATGGAACGAATACTGATATAATGATATCAGGAGCCAGGATTACGGATATATTCAGTAAAGAGGCAGATGAATTTGCTGACATGTATTATAAGGAAATTCGGAGCTTTTCTACAGATTCGAAGAAAATAGCGAATAACCTTGGAAAAGACGAAGCTGACATAAGAAAGATAAAAGCTTATCTGTTTGAGGAGGATTCCCTGCTGGATACAGAAACAGGAAAATACAGACGCTTCGATCCGGACTGTGCGATTGCTCAGAGCTGGCAGCGGCTTATGATAGGAAAAGACATTAAGCAGCATGATAGAACCCTGATAGAACATGAACTTCTTGAAATGAAGATTAAAAAAGAAAAACCAGATATGGAACACTGGAAAGCACACCAGATAGCTTCAGAAAAGTATGATTATCCAAAGGAGGCGATGGAGTATTATGGTAATCTTAAAAAACATAAAAAAGACAAGTGATACAATATCTGCTGACTATTATCCGGAAGGCAGGGAACCGAAAGGATATATGGAAATTAATTTGAAAAATGGAGTTGTTATCGGACATAATAACGCTAGCTCATTTGCAGCTCCACATGTCAGACGAGAATTGAAACGTTTGTCAGAAAGAGACAATCCACCAACAGAAAAAACAGTATTATGGTATTGATACCACCAGTCAGAAATGGCCGGTGGTCTTTTTATACCCATTTTTAAGAAAGAGAGGAAAGGAAACATGAAGTTTGAAGAAGCGTTAAAGGCAATGAAATCCGGAATCCCAGTAAAACTTCCGTCATGGGCTGGCTATTGGTGGTGGGATGAAGAATCCCAAACAATCCTTATGTACACAAAAGATGGTGGTTGTTTGGATATAAGAGAAACACAGAATGTAGAGTATACGCTTCGGAATATTTTTTCCGATGAGTGGATTTATGCGAATGGTCAGAACTGCCCGATTCTTGGCGGAGAAGCAACATTTTCGTTTGGAGAAGCAATTAAGGAAAGTAGCAAGAAAAGGCTGGAACGGCAAGAAACAGTACATCCAGCTGGCAACTGGGATTTCCTACAGGTCAACTGATGATGAAATTGTGAATTGTGAACATGATGCAATTGGAAACAAAGCAGTAGCTTTTGTGGGAACATCTGGTGTACAGATGGGCTGGCTTGCATCCCAGGCGGACATGCTTGCTGAAGACTGGATTTTTGCAGAGTAATTGCGCCGGCGCAACAGAGGGGAGGTGAGGGACATGAAGATAAGAGTTATCCACGATTTTTACGATAAAGAGAATGATCTGGAACTCCGAAAAGTCGGAGAAGAGTACGAGGTAACAGAGGAAAGAGGAAGATACCTGGTAGATTTCAGAGTAGCGAAAGAGATCACACATCAGGAAGGCGGTGATCCGGAATCTCCCGTTGAGGCGTAGGGTGAAACGCCTTATTTTTTATGTCCAAACACGATACGACATGAAAAGGTGCGTGGCCAGTGACACTGATGAAAATGGATGAAACAAGAGCGACACTCTCAAAATGGAAAGGAGCCCAGAAATGGCAGAAAATAACACAGGAACACAGAGCAGTACAGGAACTCAGAGTAATACCACCACACAGACTGAGCCTCAGAATAATCCACAGACACCACCTGCGATTGATTATGGAAAGATCCAGCAGATGCTGGACGGAACGCTTGCTGCAAAGGAAGACACAGCACTGAAAGCATATTTCAAACAGCAGGGACTTTCTCAGCAGGAAGTGGAGCAGGCGATATCCGCATTTAAGGAACAGAAAGCGGCCAATCAGCCGGATGTGGCTGGTATGCAGAACCAGATCACAGAAACCCAGAATCAGCTGACAGCAGCCCAGGCAGCAGCTCAGGCGGCGAAAGTTGAAACGGCGGCAACTATGATGGCGGTATCACTGGGGCTTGACGCAAAAACAATCCCATATGTTCTGAAGATGGCTGATCTCAGCCAGGTAACAGACCAGGAAGGGAAGCTCAATGAAGAAACACTGAAAACAGCACTGAGCACAGTACTGGAAGCTATTCCGGCCCTGAAGCCACAGGCAGACGGAAAGACCGGGTTCACACAGATCGGAACCGGCGGCAATCCGGCACAGCATCCGCAGCAGACAACAGCAAACCAGACAGCGGTGCCAACAAAACGGTGGAATCGCTGGAATTAAACAACGTGTCCGATTCGGACACAATACTACAGAAAGAAGGTATAAGACATGGCATTAAACTATGCAGAACAGTGGAGCCCGGAGCTCCTTGAGATCCTGATACAGGGAACTCTGACATCTCCGTTTGTGACCAGCAATGTAAGATGGCTGGATGCAAAAACATTCCATTTCACCCAGATGAGTACTTCTGGTTATAAGAATCACAGTCGTGAAGGTGGATGGAACAAAGGAACATACACTCAGACAGATGTACCGTACACATTAACCCATGACCGCGATGTGGAATTCATGGTAGATAAAGCGGACGTGGATGAGACAAACGCCACAGCATCAATCCAGAACATTTCCAGAGTGTTCGAACAGACATGGGTAGTTCCGGAAACAGATGCTCTGTTCTTCTCCAAGGTTGCCCAGGCAGCACAGAAGACAGAGGGCTATCATGGATCCACAGCAGCTTCCGAATATACAAAAGCAAAAGTATTTGGAATGCTGAAAGATATCCTTGCGAAAGGCAAACTCAGAAGATACAAAGCAAACGGATCCCTGATCATGTATGTGACCAGCCAGATCATGGATGCCCTGGAGCAGTCCACAGCGTTCACCCGTAAGATCGAGATGACCCAGATCGCAGAAGGCGGCCTTGGGATCGAAACAAGAGTAACAGAGATCGACGGCGTACCGATCATGGAGGTTATTGATGATGAACGCTTCTATGATGCGTTCGACTGGGAGCCGGAAGGCGGTGGATTTGCTCCACTGAAGAAGGTAGAAGCTGCAAGCGGTGTTGAAGCTGTAACTGGTGCGCACAAGATTAATATTCTTGTAGCCTGCGGTCAGACATGCAAGACCGTTCCAAAGATCAACAGCATCTACTACTTTGAACCAGGCGGACACACAAAAGGAGATGGATATCTGTACCAGAACAGATCTTTCTCTGATGTATTTGTATTCCCGAATGGCCGTGATGGAAAGATCGACAGCATTTATGTAGATGTAGATACAGCAGAGGTAGCGTAAAAATGTACAAACCGTACGCGTCAGAAAGCTACTACGAAGGCAAATACGAAGGAACATTAATTCCGGAGGACGACCAGAAAAAAGCACTGATCCAGGCAAGTAGGCATGTGGACGCTCTGACCTTCAATCGCATTGTTGGCCGGGGCTTTTCGAACCTCACGGAATATCAGCAGGAGATCATCCGGGAAGTGGTGTGTCAGCAGGCAGACTTTGAAACTGAAAATGCGGATATGATCGCAAGTGTCCTGTCATCGTACAGCATCAACGGTGTGTCCATGCAGTTTGGCAGTGCCTGGAATGTTTTTACTGATAAGGGCGTGGCCATGCGGCGGGATACATATTCCATGCTGCAGCAGACAGGCCTGTGCTGCCGGTTAGCGAGGTGAGCTTATGAGATATCCGTGTTTAGTGCCAAAACGGCTGTGTCAGACTGATATCACGGTCAGCATAGCCAGAGAAGGCGTGAGTAAATATGGAGAGCCCCTGGAGCCGGTGACATATACCGGCAAGTGCAATTATCAGGATAAGGCAAAGACGATATTCACGGAGGAAAAAAAGCTGGTCCAGATCACCGGATCCGCACTTTTCCCCGGGGATATCTGCCCGGAGCTTCCAACGATATCCGGCGGCACAGCAATCGTGTTCGGGGTACAGCGACAGATCCAGGAAGCCCGGAAGAATCGGAATCCGGATGGGACTGTGAATTATACGGAGGTGATGCTGCTGTGATAAAGGTCAATTCAACGATAAAGATGAACTTTCCGAAGATCCGGCAGCTCACCGATGCACAGGCACAGGCTCTTGAGCTGACTGCGGAGGCACTGCATACAGAAGTGGTGCAGGCACAGGTATTCCCACGTGATACAGGAAATCTGCAGAATGAAAGCACGTTTGTTGATCACTCACAGTCCGGCCAGGGAAAAGTCAGCATAGTGTCAACAACACCATATGCCCGCCGCTTATATTTCCATCCGGAATATCACTTCCAGACAAAGGAGAATCCGCATGCAAAGGGCAAATGGTACGAGGACTGGATCCCGCCGAATGGACCTGCATCAGACTTTGCCCCGGAAGCATTTAAGAAATTCTATAAGAGGTTGACAGGCGTATGATCACATTGGGAAGTGTTAGAGAATATATCTCTTCTCTTGGCATCACAGAGGATGAACATGTGTACATGGGAACCCTGGATGCAAAAAAGGAAAAGTCCCTGGGAGTGTATAACAGTAAGCATCAGTACAGCTCCCATAGAGCTCTTGGAGGCCCGGATCTGGAAGGCTATGGCGAGAAATACGTCACGATTTTAGTTCACTGGAATAAGTCTCCACGTGATGCGGAAAAGGTCGCTATGGGCTTATATGAGACGCTCAGAAGGGCAAGAGATATTCGGACAGAAGAAGGAACCATAAAATTTTTTCAGCTGCTTTATGATCCACAGGATATCGGCAAAGATGATGTCGGTATCTTTGAATGGGTTATAGAAGCAGCTGTTATTTTCGAGAAAAAGAAAGAAGGCGAATGATTATGAAAATGAATCTGCAGAAGTTTGCTGCAAGTGGAAAAACAAACGTGTTTCCGGTTCTGGACAATGTGTTCAAAGCAGGAGCAACGAAAGAAGCTGCAACAGTTATTGCTGATATGGAAACTTTTAATCCTGAATTCAGTAATGGAATTGAAACCTGGACCCCGATGGACACAGAAGGTTGGAAACGAGGCTTAATGACTTCGAAAGGTATTAAGATCACCCTTTCCGGAAAGAGAAACATCGGGGATACCGGTAATGATTTTGTTGCTGGAAAAGTTTATAAAAATGGTCACGATGCAGAAGGCTATTTCGAATGGAAACATCCGGACGGAACTACAATTTCCTGGACAAATGCAATCTTTGACGTAAAGAACATTGGAGGCGGAGATTCCACAAGCGTAGGAGCCCTGGAAGTTGAGATCAACGGCAACGGCAAACCTACGATTACACCTGCAGTATAAAAAGAGGAGAAGAATATGGCAAAAGTAGTAAATATCACAGATAAACTTGAGTTTGATGTAGATCCAACTCTTGTGATCGGGAATCTGAAAGTAAGGGTAAGATCTGACGCAGAAACAATGCTGAAACTGATGGGAACACTCAGTAAAGGCGAAGATCTGAATACGATCAAGGAGGCTTTAGGCCTTTTGTTTAGCGAAAAAGACCTGACAGCAATCTGTAAGTACAAAAAAGACGGAAAAAAACTGTCCGCAAAATCCCTGATGCTGATCGTAAACACGGCTATCGAGCTTGTAACAGGAGAAGACGGGGGAGAGCAGTGACCCGTGCTATGACTTGCTTGACGACTTCGATCTGATCGTCAGCAGCTTTCAGTCACAGTACGGGTTAAGATTATCACGTGAATTGCCGGCAGGAATGAAGTGGACCGAGTTTGCCAGCCTGCTTTCCGGTTTGGAACCTGATACAGCCTTGGGACGGATCGTAGCTATCCGAACGGAGGACGATAAGAACATCCTGGAAAACTTTACTCCGGAACAGCACCGGATTCGGAATGAATGGAGACGCCGGCGCGCAAAGCAGATCGCGACTACAGCAGACAAGGTACAGATTGAAGCACAGTTGGATGCTATCAAGATGGGATTCCTAAGTATGGAAGGCCTGGGACCACGATAGAGGTGATCAGAAATTGAAAAAAAGAAAATAAGGTGTCCTTACTGCGGGCATGAACAAAAAGTGCAGTATACCCCGGATGCGAAATGCCGGGGTGTTTTCTTGAAGTGCCAGGCAAGGCACTGTAAGAAAGTGTTTGAAATTATTTTAGGCAAGTAGTGCCATTGTGCCGATGCCTTAAAAAAAGGCAGGTGGTACAATGGCAACAAGTATCGGTCAGATCGGCCTTGATCTGGTTGTTAATGAAGGTTCGTTCCGGACACAGATGTCTGGAATACAGAATCTTGCGAAAAAAGCCGGCGCAGCCCTGGCAGGGGCGTTTGCTGTAAAGAAGCTGGTAGATTTCGGAAAATCCTGTCTGGATCTCGGAAGTGATCTGACAGAGGTACAGAACGTTGTTGACGTTACTTTTCCGAATATGTCGGCTCAGGTTGACAAGTTCGCCCAGTCTGCGCTGAAGGCGTCAGGTCTCAGCGAGACCATGGCAAAACAGTACACCGGTACGTTTGGAGCCATGGCGAAGGCATTCGGCTTTAATGAACAGCAGGCCTACGACATGGGCACTGCTCTCACGTCCCTGACTGCGGATGTAGCGTCTTTCTACAATCTCAGCCAGGATGAAGCTTACACAAAGCTCAAATCTGTATTTACAGGCGAGACGGAATCACTCAAGGATCTGGGCGTCGTCATGACCCAGACAGCTTTGGACAGCTACGCCCTTGCGAATGGGTACGGCAAGACCACAGCGCAGATGACAGAGGCTGAGAAGGTCTCTTTAAGGTACGCATTCGTCCAGCAGCAGTTGTCTGCGGCATCTGGTGATTTTGCCAGAACGTCCGGATCATGGGCGAACCAGGTCAGAGTATTAAGCCTACAGATCGATTCCTTAAAAGCTTCGATCGGCCAGGGCCTGATCAATCTGTTCACACCGATCATACAGGCAGTGAACACCCTCCTGGGAAAATTGGTTACTCTTGCGAATGCATTTAAAGCTTTCACAGAGCTGATCACCGGAAATAAAAACTCTGGATCTTCCGGAGGAGGCCAGATTGCGGCGGCTGGTACAGCGGCAACAGATGCCAGCACAGGGCTGCAGAATGCAACGGATGCGGCAAATGATACAACATCTGCGGTAAAGAAGACCGGAAATGCAGCACAAAAGGCTGCAAAGCAGATGCGGTCCCTGATGGGATTCGACAAGATTACAAAACTTTCCGAACCGTCAGATACGTCTTCATCTGGAGATGCCGGAAATTCCGGAAGCGCTCCAAATGGCTCCGGAACATCTGCTGGAAGTCTGGGAAGTCCTGTAGACTTCGGATCCTTGGCAACCGGCGAGGATGCGGTATCCAAGCTGGACAAGAAATGGCAGCAGGCCTTTGAGAATATGAAGAAGGCTATAGAGCCAACAACAAAAGCTCTTAAAAATCTCTGGGATAATGGTCTTGCCCGGCTTGGTAAATTCGGCTGGACAGCATTAAAAGACTTCTGGCAGCACTTTCTTGTGCCTGTCGGAAAGTGGACCATGGGAGTTGGCCTTCCCCGTTTTATCAATGCCTTGAATGATGGGCTGATGAAAGTGAATTTCGGGAAGATCAACAAGGCTCTTGCAAAGCTATGGGATTCCCTTGCACAGTTTACGATTAACGTAGGCGATGGCTTACTGTGGATTTGGGAGAACATTCTTGTTCCTCTGGGAACATGGACAGCAAATGAAGTTGTTCCAAGGTTCCTGGACACTCTGAGACTTGCTATTGACGATGTAAACAGTGTTCTTGAAGCGCTGAAGCCACTATTTCAGTGGTTTTGGGATCATGTTCTTGAACCAGTAGCAAAATGGACGGGAAAGAAGTTCCTCAAAGCCTGGGATGGAATCAACAAATGCCTGGAAGCATTTTCCGACTGGTGCACTACTTATCCTGGCGATATACAGTTTATAGCCGGGATGATTGCGGCGTTTTTTGCGGCATGGAAAGTCACAGAGCTGCTTTCATTTATCCAGCAGTCAGGAGGCGCCATAGGGGCACTGAAAGCTATACAGGCGGCTCTCCTGGGGAACATTGCCGCAAAGCTTGCAGACAAGGCGGAAACAATGTATCTGACCGCCTTGTACGCAAAAGATTTTGTCATAAGTGCGGGCCAGAGTGTTGCAGCGCTTGGAAAACAGGCGTTTAGCATTGCAACAGCTACAGCGGCAAAAATAGCAGATGCAGCAGCACAGGCGGCAATGACAGCGGCCACAGTGGCCTGGAATGCTATATGCGGAATTGCGACTGCGCTTACCACGGCGTTCGGGGCAGCCGTGGCGTTTTTAACATCCCCGTTTGGGCTGGTGGTGATTGCAATCACGGCCGCTATAGCCGTGGGCGTACTACTTTACAAAAACTGGGATACCATCTGCAAATGGGCAACAAAACTCAAAAACTGGGTTGTTGACAAAACTCGTGGTCTCAGAGATGGTGCTGTAAATGCATTCAATACATTAAAAACAAACTGTTCAAATGCAATGTCTGCATTGGTGACAAGCGTAAAAGAAAAATGGAATGCGATTAAGACAAAATTCAATGAATTTAAGAACTGGTTGGCATCTGTGTTCCAGACAGACTGGTCAAAGAGATTCGGCTTTTTCGGAAATGTCCTGAATATATTTCTTTCAAGTGTAAAGGCAAGGATACAGGGGATTAAGAATATTTTCAACGGTTTGATAAAATTCGTTAAAGGCGTTTTCGCAGGAAACTGGAGACAGGCGTGGGATGGCATCAAGCAGATCTTCGTTGGAGTGTTCCAGGGGCTTACTGGGCTCGCAAGAAGCCCGATTAATGCGATTATATCGGCATTCAATGCGGTGATCGGAACGGTTAACAGCATGATCAACAAGATCAACAGTATAAGCTTCAGAATCACAGTACCATCATGGATTCCAGGAATAGGTGGTTCATGGTGGGGATTCAACGGATTTAACCTTCCGAACATCGGAAGCATTCCATTCCTGGCACAGGGCGGTTATGTAAAACCAAACACCCCGCAGCTGGCTGTAATTGGTGATAACAGACACCAGGGAGAAGTTGTGGCCCCGGAAGGTAAGCTGAAAGAAATGGCTATGGCAGCAGTTCAGGCGGCAGGACCAGGAGTGAGCAGAGATGAACTGGAATCAATCATTAACAGAGCAGTTATGAGAATTGTTGCAGCACTGGCAGAGATGGGATTCTATATTGACTCAGAGCAGATCGGCAGAGCAACGTCCGCAGCCCGAACGGCGGCAGACAGAAGATTTAATGCAGTGGAGGTAGGATGATGGGGAAAATCATATGGTCAGGAAGTACGGTTTTACCTGCGCCCACTTCCATGAGCGTTTCGGATGAAATCATATGGACTTCAGATACAGGAAGAACCCTGTCAGGATATATGACAGGAGATCCGGTAGCAGAAAAGAAAACTGTATCCTGGAAATGGGAGTACATCACGGAAGCAGAGTTGAAAATAATAAAAAATACCCTGGTTCCAGGATATTTCCCAGTATCGTTTCATGATGACGGAATTGATGTCACGATAGAAGCTTATCGTGGAACACTTACAAAAGAACATATCGGACGTCTTTCTGATGGTATTTACTATTATAAAAGCGTTACTGTTGACGTAGTACAGAGGTGATGAAGAATGATCAATACATCAGCAGCCTATAAAGAAGCAATCAAAAAGAACAGGATTTTACATCATGAAGCAAAAATAGAGTTTGCAGACGGAGCAGTTCTGACACCTCAAGATCAGGAATTATATACATTCAAAATATCTGAAAACAGCTCAAACCAGGAATCGTTTGACATCGGATCGGCGATAGCGAAACAGTTAGAAGTTAAAATTGATAATATCAATGAAACTTATAGTGAGCAAAGCTTTTCAGGAGCAAAAATCACAGCAAGAGTTGGCCTGGAAGTATCTGGAAAAACAGAATGGCTAAAAAAAGGAGTATTTTACGCTGAACCAGGGGAATTTTCGGGCGATACCGTAAGCGTAACAGCTCTTGATAGCATGACAAAATTTGACAACCCTTATACAAAAAGCAAGCTGGCGTATCCGGCAACACTCGGAGAGATAGTAAGAGACGCCTGCAGTGTTTGCGGCGTATCAATGTCCGCAGATATAGCTGCTTTTCCGCAGGATGGATTTACTGTCAAGAAGAGACCGTCAGATACGTCATTAACCTTCAGACAGATTTTGCAGTATGTTGGTCAGATAGCCTGCGTAAATTTTAGAATTGATGCAGATGACCGGTTGACTGCTTCGTGGTATGATACAGATTTGCTCGAATCCGAGGAAATTGAAGAAAATGCAGAAACCGTAAAGGTTGAAAATTATACAGGAACAATCGGGACGGATGACGTAGTAGTAACTGGGGTTAAGGTTATAGAAGAAACGGCGTCCGATTCGGACACAAATGTAGAATACACATACGGAACAGATGGATACGTCCTGAAAATCGAAGAAAATAAATTGATCCAAGATGGAAAGGGATCAACTGTAGCCGAATTTGTAGGAAAGAAAGTTAACGGTCTTACGTTCAGACCAATGACGGTAAAAGTACAAGGGGATCCTTCTGTAGAACCAGGGGATATTGCTGTAGTTACAGACAGAAAAGGGAGAACGTATAAAACGATTTTTACCGGAGTCATGTACACAGCAAAGGCTTCACAGGAACTGTTGTGCGGGGCCACAACGCCGGAACGTCTATCCGCAACAAGATACAGTAAAGCTACGCAGGTATACAGGGAGCTGAGAAAAAGCTTAATAGAACAGAAGTCTGAAACAGAAAAAGCGTTCGAAAGCCTGAAAGAATCCATGGATGAAAAACAAGGATTATTTCCGGTAAGTGAAAAACAGGAAGATGGAAGCTGTATATTGTATTTCTGTGATAAACCAACAAAAGAAGAGTCAAAAATTCTGATAAAACTTAACGCACAAGGATGGGGAATGTCCACTGACGGCGGAGAAACCTGGAATGTAGGAGCACTGGTTGACGGAACGACAATAACGAAGGTTCTTAGCGCAATAGGGATTAATGCCGAGTGGATTAACGCTGGTATGGTAGACGGAAAACGTATCAATGCAAAAGGCCTTACGGTGTCCCAGAAAGACGGTACCAATACGCTTATCATAGATGACGAGGGTAATATAGATGCATCCTTCCGTACATTGAGCATTGCGGGGGCAGCGGCCGCTTCAGAAAACTATGCAGAAGAAAAATCAGCAGCAGCTCTGGAAGCGGCAAAGATCTATGCAGACAGCAAGAGCTCAAACCTTCTTCAAGGCACGGATTTTTCTGCAGAAAGCACAAAAACATACTGGAACCTGAGCGGAACAGTAGAACAGTCGCAGACAGATCCGAAGGGCGGAAAGAATGCAGTCAGGCTTAGGGGAACTGCGAACGACAATTTTCTTGGAGCAAAGTACGCAGTTAATAATCCGGTTGTCACTGCTGGACAGTACGAAATCCGGATCTGGTTAAAAAGCAACGCTGCAAGGACAGTTACGGTGTCACTTAACCGTGAAAAATATCAGTGCAATGTTACAACAGCCTGGAAACAGTTTAAATTCGCAGTCAAGGTAACGGAGCCAAATACAGAAGGAAGAAATAATTTTGTAATAGGTGGCTGGAGTAGCGTTCCATCTGGAGCGATACTGTACATCTATAACCCACAGGTGTTGTACAGCTACACGGCAGCAGATGTCTTGAACATGCTGACAGACAACGGCGCCATGGATGGAATTTACATGTACAATAACCAGTTGTACGTAAAAGGAAAGTATATCGATGTTGATGATCTGAAAGCAATTGGCGCGAAAATTGGTGGTTTCACAATCGGAAATACAAGCATATACAACGGGTGCACTTCTCTGACCTCCGCTGCGGCAGGCGTATACCTGGGGACGACAGGCATTATGATCCGCAAGGATGCGGATAACTACATGCGTTATAGCGTTTCTTCTGGACTTACACTTGCTGGGGGAACCATCAATGCGGCAAAAATCAATTCACCTACGATCAAAATTGGACGGGCAACCTTATCAGCACAGGATACAGACAGCGCAATGGTAGTGCGAAACGGAATGCATGTCTATAATGCGACCAGCGGTGAGCTTTTCGCTGATGGATCCGGGCTTTTTAAGATATTCAATGTAACGCATGTAAGCTCAGGAGGGCATCTGGTATTCGGGCCAGACGGAGCGGAAGTATGCTATTTATCAAGCTCTTCAAAACGTTATAAAGATCATGTGTCCGGGATGACGATTGAAGAAGCAGAAAAAGTTTTAGATATCCCAGTGGTGTGGTTTAAGTATAAAGAGGGGTACTTAAGAGATGGAGACCCTATGACAGGAAAGCCAATACCGGGATTCTACGCAGAAGACGTACTGGAAAAATTTCCGGCGGGAGCGCAGCTAAAAGATGGACTTGCAGAGGACTGGAATTATAGAACATTGATCCCTCCAATGCTAATGTTGATTCAGAAATTATACAGAGAGGTTGAAAAAAATGGATAGGCCACTTGTTCTTGTAATAGAAGATGCGAAAAGTGTATTGATGAGTACAGTAATTACGATCAAGAACCAGACAGGACTTCCGTCAACAATTCTTGATGGGATCTTGTCTGGAGTTCTTGCGGATGTACGTAAGGACGCCTGTAGCGAAATCGCCATGGCGGCCGCGCAGGAAAAGAAGGAGAAGAAAGAAGGTGAATAAATGCTGATTGCGGAATTCTCCTATAAGGGAGAAGAAATAGAGATTGGCAATGAACTCTGGCAACATGATTACGGCCAGAAGATTCAAATTAAGGGTTTAGACCTTCCGGAAGTGTTTGAAGTCCATTTTGCCTGGAAAGATATTGAAAAAGCAAAAGTAGTCACTGGTTCCACGGTAGACGGAGTATCTATCGTAGATATCCCCAACATCGCCCTGGAACAGAGAAGGGCAATCACCGCTTACATCTACCTGTCGAACGCAGTTGAAGGCGAGACGGTGAACACAATCCTTATGACAGTCAATAAGCGAAAGGCTCCGGAAGGATTTGAAATTCCGGAAAAAATTGACCTGTTTCATCATACTATCGAAGCAACTGCGGAATATCAGCGGAGAGCAAAGGAATCAGAGAAAAATGCATCCACACAGGCGGCAGACTCAGAAGCCTGGGCGCATGGCCGGGAAGATCATCCGGATCAGGCACATGACAATGCAAAGTATTATGCAGATCAGGCAGCAAAGAGCGCCGCAGAAGTACCAGGAAAGGCGGAACAGGCAAAGAAAGACATTGACAAGTACATCCGTCAGAAAGAGTCAGAGCTGAAGGGCGACACCGGAAATGTCTTTTTCGCAGCCTTCAAAGTCGTAAATGGCCGGCTGAAAATGTATTCTGACCCGACTGTAGACAAGCTATGCTTTCGGCGGGAAGGAAGCCGGTTAAAGTACAGATTGAAATTTTGAAAGGAGCAGAGACATGAAGAAATTATTTATCAGCCAGCCGATGAGAGGTAAAACAGACGAGGAAATTCTTGCAGTAAGGGAAAAAGCAATCAGGAGCGCAGAAAAAATGTTAGGAGAGCCCGTGGAAGTTATTGATTCTTTCTTCCAGTCAGCACCTGCAGACGCAAGACCACTGTGGTTTCTCGGAAAGTCCCTGGAATTGTTATCTACAGCTGATGTAGCATTTTTCGCAGAAGGCTGGAATGAATTCAGAGGTTGCAAAATCGAACATACCTGCGCTGTTGAGTACAACATTGATCGAATTGAAGAATGAGGTGAAAACAATGAGCAGTACAGAGAATTCTTATTCAGAGACAGACCTGGGGAATGTATCTCCGAACCCCAGAGGGGAGTATGATCCGGAAACCTCATATGAGTATCTTGATCTTGTAAACTACAAGGGCGGATCTTATCTGTGCCTTGCAGATTTGGGAACGACAGCAACCGGCATTGCGCCGGCGCACGGGAAGAACACAGATACCTGGCAGTTACTGACACTTCCGGGAGATCTCACCCCGGAATACATTGCCATGCACGATGATGTTGTTAACAAAGCGGAACAGGTAGAAGCCTCACGCGCCGCTGTAGAAGCAGCACAGGAGGAAATTGAAGCGGCCCAGACAGATGTGCAGCAGTTACACTCTGATACCGTAGAGGCGGCTCAGAAAGCCTCAGAAAGCCGGGACAGCGCCGCAGGATACGCCCAGGCTGCGGAAACATCCAGACAGGCCGCGGCGGAATCCGAACAGAACATCAATGCTCAGGTATCCGGTTTTGACGCTCACGTGTCCGATTCGGTCACACAGGCGCAGGAGGATATTAAGACAGCCCGGCAGCAGGCAGTAAATACAGTCGTGGCGCAGCAGGAAACGTCTACCAATGCCGTAAAAACAGAAACAGAAAATTACATTGATGAAAAGAAAACAGAGGCAAAAAACGAAATTACAGCTCACACGGACTCAGAGATAAAAAGAGAGAACAAAGCCACCACGGAAGCTACGGATAAGCTGACACAGACAATTTCTGCCGCCGGAGCGGCAAATGAAACACTGAAGAAAACTGTGACGGATGCAGGAAATGTTCAAAGCGAAATTGGAAAAACCGTGCAGGCTGCCGTTACTGCTACGAAAGCATCTGAGAAACAGACAGGCCTTGCAAAAACCGCAACAGAAGAAGCAACTAAACAGGCCGCCGCCGCAAAAGCAGCAACCGAAACCCTCAAAGATCAGACAGACCACATCACATTTCAGGTAAACTCCGAAGACGGAGGCCTTGACATCATATACACAGAATAACCAGAACTTGTAAGCAATCCTTACAGGTTCTTTTTATATGAAAAAGGAGGAATCAAAGAAAATGGCAACAGGAGATCAGACACACATTAATATCCCACGCGAAACAACCATGCAGGACATTGCAGCCGCTTTGAAATCGATCGCATTTTCTCAGGCGGCAAAACAGGAAAACCTTTCTGACTGGGCACAGCTCAGTGGACTTTCCAAAAACGGATACCTGAAAGAACTCCTTGATTTTGGCGATCAGATCAAAGAAACATGGACAGACACTACAACAAACCAGGCATACGAATTCCCGTGGCAGATCACACACTTTGACGAGGCGGAACTGGAGGATGGAGAAATAATCCAGGGAACATTTCTGGAAGCACATTACACAACCCCGTTCGGAGTACAGTTCAGCAACCGTGCGTTTTTACGTTGCCCTGATGGACTTGCGGCTGGGACATACAATGTAACACTTGGAGCGAAATGGGGAGACAAAGACGCACAAAAAGATACAACATGGCAGTTTACACTTACGAAAGCTGTTCCAGCTGGCGGATCTGTGGCAGGGTTCGCTCAGATGCCGGATAAAGCAGCATCAGAATGGAAAGCAACCTCATACGCCGCAGATGGAATTACGACAATTGAGACAGTGCCTATTACGTCCGGATCCGGAGGAACGTCTCTGGGAATTATGCAGTATGCAACCAGAAACGGGAACCTCAACAGTATGCAGGAATCCGGATATGGCTGGAACCGGTGGAAATATTCAGCAGCACGCCAGTGGCTTAATTCCGATCGGCCGAAAGGCAAATGGTGGACTAAGCAGGATGACTGGGATATAGCACCTGACCAGTTAGCCACAAAAGACGGATTCCTTTGCGGATTGCCGGCAGATATGGTTGCGGTACTGAAACCAATAAAAGCGATCACGCTTACGAACACAGTTAATGATGGTGGCGTAACAGACGTCACATATGACAAGGTGTTTCTTGCATCTATGTCGCAGATGAATGTCAATATGAGCAAAGAAGAAGGAACAGTTCATGAGTACTGGCAGCGCAGAACTGGATCCAGCAAACCTATTGAGCCTTGGAAACAATATCCTTGCATGATCCGATATTCAGCTGCGAACCATACATCACCTCAGTATGTGTTTTCTCGGTCGGCCAATCAAGGCAGCGCTAACTTCGTCATGGGTGCGTTCGCCGATGGCAGTGTCAACGGCACGTACGCCTGGCGTGCGAATGCTTACGCCCCGCTTGTCTTCATTTAATCAGTAATCAATAATCCCTGCACCCACGGATGCAGGGGTGGAAAGGAAAGAAATGGCAGTTAAAGCCGGAGAAAGAAATACGCCGGATACTCCGCAGAAAAGACAGTTAGATGCTGCTTGGGAGGCAAGAGAACTGGCATTGTACACAATCAAGATATGCACCAACAAGAATATCTTTCTTCCAGAATACCAGTCAGCTCTTACGGATGATATTATCCGTAAGGCAAAGGATATTTACACAAACGTCTGAACATGCGGCACAGTGATGTAGAGGAACAGATCTCACGCAAAACAGACAGCGATACAAGCAGAATGTCCCGTGGAGTACTGAGAGATCAGTACGCAGGAGAGGCAGGCTATAACCCAGGTAGCCAGATGGTTCAGATAGCCGGGATTTCCCTTCTTGATCCGGTAGATCATTACATCAAGGAGCAGCTGCATGTTCGATACTATATCAGGTACATGGATGATTTCTGGATGCTTCTGCCGGCAAAAGAGCAGGCAGAGGAAGTGTATCGCAAAACTATAGAACAGCTTCAGACATACGCATTAGGGATAAATGAAAAGAAATCTCATGTAATGCCGCTCAGAAAGGGATTTACATTCTTGGGCTTTCAGTATCACATGACAGATACCGGGAAAGTTATCATGACACTTAATCCGGATAGTGTAAAGCACGAAAGAAGAACACTTGTGCGAATGGTAAATAAATTCAAGAGAGGAGAGCTGGATGAAAAGAAAATAGACGAACATCATGCATCCTGGGAGAATAATGCTGATAAAGGGAACTCCTATAAAATGGAACAGAGAACAAATAAATACTTAAAAAGTTTAAGAAAGGGTGAAAATCATGGAAACAAGAAAAATGTCTCAGACACCTGCGGAAGTGGCAGAGAACGAAAACCTCAGAGCAACCGTAGAAAAACAGAAAAAGACAATCGAAAATCAGAAAGTGACAATTCAGTATCTTGCAGCAATGACAGACGTTTATATTCCAGAAGAGGAGGAAGAGGAAGATGTACAGAATTTTGCTGAAAATGAAGAAAATGTATAATCATGAGGACTGGCTGCGGATGGTAGAGCAGGCCCATGAACGAGGAAAACTCACTGATCAGGAGTACCAGGAACTTATCAATATGAAAGAGGAGGAAGCATGATCGTAGGAGCTGCAATCCTGGCATTCTTTACAGGGATGATTGAAGGAGTAGGAGTTACATGCTTAATGCAGTCGAAGAACATGACAACAAAATTACAGATCATCAGTCGCCTGTGGTCACATATTACAGATCTCAGGTTAATACTGAACGGAACGTCCAGCAAAACGATAGAAGAAGTCGAGGACGAGATTGACATCACAGAAAGCCTCTGCCGACCCTATACGGATGCAGACGATGAGGAAGTTTTCAAATGAGAGATAAGAAAAGAAGCATTAGAGCAGAGCCGTGAGGCTCTTATTTTTATACAAAATTGCGCCGGCGCAACACCGGAGAAAGCGTGAATAATTGAAAGAAATACTCACACAGACTTATCTTATTGCATTGCCGATCCTACTTGGTTACATTGTCTGGCTTTTGAAAAACCAGAAAAAAGATCGGGACGCAAATAGTAAAGGAACCATGCTCCTGCTCCGTGTCCAGATGATTGAATATCACTCGAAGTATACAAAAGCAGGAGATATTCCATCTTACGCTTATCAGAACTTTTGCGAGATGTATGAAGCCTACCACCGTCTTGGAGGAAACGGCATGGTAACAAAAATGAAACAGGAAATAGAAGAATTACATATCAAGAGAAAAGGAGAATGATCATGAATATTAACACAATCACACAGTATGTAACCTACGCCCTTGCTCTGATCGGCATTCTGGCTTTCATCGTATCAGCTGTCGTACAGGTGATCAAGGATCTTCCGGGGCTGAAGAATATCCAGACCAGCATCGTGGCGCTTACGGCATCCCTGATTCTGTGCCCGGTGACTTTGCTGATCCTGTGCACATATTATAAAGCTACAATCACCTGGTATTATATCGTGGCATCAATTATTGCCGCATTTATTGTGTATCTGGTGGCAACTGGAGGATGGGAGAAAGTCAAAGAAATCTGGGACAGAACAAAATATAAGGATTCAGAGGGCGAGTGATCGTCCTCTTTTCTTGCCTGAAAAGGAGAAATACCATGAATGAATTAAAAGTATTAAATGAACAGGAAGTGCTTGGTAAACAGTTCAAGGTGTATGGAATACCGGAAGAGCCGTTATTTGTTGCGAATGATGTGGCAGAGTGGATTGAACATAGCAATACAACAGAAATGCTCAGGAATATCGATGACGATGAAAAGCTGGTCTCAACAATTCTTAGGGCAGGCCAGGGTAGACAGGTTAATATGCTTACAGAGAATGGCTTGTACGAGGTCTTTATGCAGTCAAGAAAGCCTATCGCAAAAGAATTCAAGAAGAAAGTCAAGGAAATCCTGAAAACTATCCGTAAACACGGCCTGTACGCCACAGACAATGTGATCGACAACATCCTGAACAATCCAGATTTCGGCATCGAACTCCTGACCCGATTGAAAGAAGAACGTGCTGCCAGAGTAGAGGCAGAGAGAAAGAATGCCATCCTTATGCACGTAAACAAAACCTACACAGTAACCGAAATCGCCAAGGAACTGGGCCTGAGATCCGCAACCCAGTTGAACAGGATTCTGGTAGAAAAGAAGATCCAGTATCAGGTAAATGGTACCTGGGTAATGTACTCCAGATACAGTGACCAGGGGTATGAAGAAATCAAACAGGAAGTCCTGGATTCTGGAAGAGTGATTTATCACAGACGTATCACTCAGATGGGAAGAGAATTCATCCTGAGCTTATTCCAGGCGGCCGCCTGAGAGAGGAGAAGAACATGTTAAAGATTATGGGACGACCACAGGCCAGCGTTGAACAAATGCGAGCTTATATTAAAAAAGCAAACCCACTGGTGTCCGATTCGGTCATTAAGATGATTCCGTTATATATCACAGAAGGAGCGGCTGAGTACGTCCGTGGTGATATTGCATTTGCTCAGTCCTGCCTGGAAACCGGGAACTTCACTTTCAACGGATCAGCGGTAGCACTCAGCCAGAATAATTTCTGCGGTATGGGTGTGACTAAAACCGGCATGAAGGGTAATAGCTTCAAGACACCAGCAGAGGGTATTCGGGCACAGATCCAGCACCTGCAGGCCTATGCGTGCACGGACCGCCTGAAACAGAAATGTATTGATCCGCGTTACACATACGTCAACAGGGGCTGCGCAGAGTATGTGGAGCACCTTGGCATCCACGAAAACCCGAAGGGCCAGGGCTGGGCATCCGGCCGGAACTACGGCCAGAAGATCATCAACATTCTGAACAGCATATTATCAATTAAGACAGAGAAGGAGAATGATACTATGAATATCAATACAAGCTTTATCAGCAATAATAACAGCTATGCAGGTCAGACACCGGTGTATATTGTTATTCACAACACAGACAACTATGCAAAGGGAGCAAATGCAAAAGCACACGCAAAGGCCCAGCATGATGGAAATTTTAAAGGCTATTCTGCTCATGTATTCGTCGATGATACAGAAGCATACCAGGCACTTCCATATAATCGTGGCGCATGGCATGTAGGAGTTAACTATGGAGGTCGTCTGTTCGGAACAGTCAACAACAGAAATTCAGTAGGAATCGAGATGTGCGTTCAGGCAGGCTATAACTATGAGAAAGCTTTTCAGAATACAGTCCAGGTGTGCAAACAGCTTATGAAACAGCTGGGAATCCCTACAGACAGAGTTGTGCAGCATTACGATGTATGTGCTAAGAACTGCCCGTCAGCAATCCGGGCCAAAGGCGATTGGAACCGATTTAAACAGCTGATCGGAGCCAAGGCCACCACGACAACAGTAGATAAATACTACCGCACAAGAAAATCCTGGGCTGACAGTAAGAGCCAGATCGGAGCATACAAGAGTCTTGAGAACGCAAAGAAAGAATGGAAAGAAGGCTACACCATCTATGACTGGAACGGAAAAGCCGTATATCCAGTGAAAAAGACAAGTACAGCAACACTGACAGAAGAGATCAAAGTACAGCTTCCAGTTATCAGGAAAGGTAGCTCCGGAGCTGCCGTATCTTCCCTGCAGGCGGTACTTGGTGTTGAAGTAGACGGTTCTTTTGGAAACGATACAGAAACATCTTTGAAAGTATTCCAGAAAAACGTAGGCATTACCGCAGACGGATCATGCGGAACAGACACCTGGAAAAAAGTGGTTGAACACATGAAAGCCAACACCGATAATTGA